AAGTGGCACAACAGCTATCACAGCAAGTATAGCAAATAACGTAGTAGGTGCAGACGAATTAGCTAACACAGCAGTAACAGCAGGAAGTTATACAACAGCAGATATAACAGTTGATGCGCAAGGTAGAATTACCGCAGCAGCAAATGGTTCAGCAGGAGGTAGTAATCAATTTGCAAGTGGTCTTTACATAGGTGGTACAGCAGCAGCTAATTTATTAGAGGATTACGAAAAAGGCACTTTCACNCCAACAATGACACGAACTTATAATACAAATGGCGGGCTTCAACCCCAAAATGGCACAAACTACGGATATTACGAAAGAGTTGGAGATTTTATTACAGTAAGTTTTGAACTTGCTTTTTGGGGTTCCCCTTCAGCTGTAAATGTTGATTACACACTTACAAGTTTAGACAACCTACCTTTTACCGTTAGTACACCAGGCTTTGGTGGTTCAAATAATCCATCATTTATAACATATAATAGTACAGGAGGTAATAGGCTTGATTTTGGTGGTTATTGCCAACGAAGCACAACAAAAATAAATTTTGTCGAAGCAGGTTCAGCTACACAAACATTTTCAGTACCACAATTTTCAATTAGATATGTTGCAGGAACAGTAACATATATTGGGTAATTTAAAAATAAATAACAATGTCATTAAAAAAAACACAAAAATTAGATAAATTAGAAATTGTAGGCGATTTTAAGATACTACAAGCAAGATACCTAGTAGAAGTAACAGAAACTATTGGAGAAGAAACTAAAGTAATATCTACTTCAAACCAAAGAGAAAGCTATACACCTGATACAGATGTAACTAGTTTACCTTTAGAGTTAGAAAAACACGCTGTACTTGAATGGACAGATGAAGTTATTGCTGCTTACAATGAGCATATAAGTCAATAATATGAAAAGAGGGTGGCAAATAACGAACGCAACAAGAAGAACAGACAATGGGTTTGTTACTAATGTTACTTGTGTATATGCTCAAACAGCTTCTAATCATATTGAGAAAATCAAATATATTATTGTTAATGAGTACAATGGCATTGATGATGACTTTATTGCCTTTGAAGATTTAACACAAAAAAAAATGTTAGATTGGTGTTTTAAGGTTATGGGTAGTGAAAAGAAAAAATTAGAAACTAAAATTAAAAATAAACACAAAGAGTTTGTGAATAATAGGGATAGGCAACAACTTTTGGTAGATGGTTTGCCATATTAATAAATAAAATGGACTTAAACTTATTAAAACTTTACGCAATAAACATATCAGCTATTACAGTTAGTACAATGGATATATTAGAAGATAGCCTTAAAATACTTTTGCTTGTTGTTACTATTGGATATACAATATCTAAATGGTTAAAACTTAAAAATAATAAATAATGTGTGATATTTGCATACATTGTGGTTTATGTTAAGATACTTTAATTATAGCGAGTTTGATAGCCCTGACGTGCAGGGTAGTGGTCAGCTTATGGATAAGACTTTACTAGAAATGCTAGATGAAGTAAGAGATAAGTTCGACAAACCTATACACATCAATAGTGGATTTAGAACACCTGCACACAATGAAGCAGTTGGTGGTAAAGAAAACTCATCACACCTTAAAGGACTTGCAGTAGACATAGCTTGTAAAAAAAGTACAGATAGATTTGATTTAATTAACTGCCTTTTAGATGTAGGGTTTAGTAGGATAGGGGTTGCAAAGACTTTTATACACGCTGATATAGACCAAGACAAGACACAAGGTGTAATTTGGACATATTGAGCATAGCAATAATATCTTTATTTCCTACTTCATTTATAGTTGGTATATCTTACTATCCTAAAAACAAAGAATATCTATTCAATGAACTAAATGTATATTTGTTCTTTATGCAGTTACAATTTAGAACTTATGAGTAAACCATCATTTAAAGACACTAAAGTAGGAAAGTTTCTTATAGGCGAGAAAGGTTTGTTTAAGAATTTAGCCAATACATTGCCTGATAAGGGCTTTTTAGGCGTTTTAAAGAACTTAATACATACTGACAATAGTTTATCCCCATTTGAAAAAGAGAAAGCATTAGAACTGCTAAAAATGGATATACTAGAAATAGAACAGATTACTGAAAGGTGGGAAAAAGATATGACATCAGACAGTTGGCTGTCCAAAAACACAAGACCACTTACATTACTTTACTTAACATTTATGACCACTTTGTTTGTTGTTTTAGATAGTAGTGATAGCCCTTTTAAAGTAGGTAGTGAATGGGTGGAACTTCTTAAAACACTTTTAGTTACAGTTTATGTTGCATATTTTGGCAGCAGAGGTTTTGAAAAATACAAAAAAATCACTAAATAATATATAGTTATATATATATATATATAGTTATATATAATATTGATATATAGTATTAACAAGTATATAACATATAACTACTATATAACATCTACTATAAATAGCATATAACTACAAATAAAAACTACTATATAATAGTTACTATATATGTGTTTAAAAGTATATTTTTAGATGTTTAGAAGTAGGCTTATCTTTGGCATATGATAGAGAACATATTAGCAGAACAAACAACAGACAATCAGAAGATAGACAAGCTACTAGAATTAGATTGTAATATGTACACAAATTTAGGAAGCGACAGCACAAAGACCGAGAAGCAAGAAGTAAAGCGTATGTCAAGAAAAATATACAAAGCTATTCAAGGCATTAACGAGCCTGTTGGTAAGTCTTTACTACAAGCTATGGACAAATGACTAGAGGCAAAATAGTAAAGAAGCTAGATAGTGTGTTCAGCCTATACATCCGCAATAGATTTGCAAACAATGGTAAAGCTGAATGTTTTACTTGTGGCAAAGTAGATGATGTAAGTAGATTACACGCAGGACACTTTATGAGCCGTAAACACTATGCAACTAGATGGTGTTCTATAAACGTACAGGTACAATGCCCTAAATGCAATTTATTTGGTCAAGGAGAACAGTACACCTTTGGGCTTAATTTAGACAAAGAGTATGGAGAAGGCACAGCAGAAAAGTTACAACAAAAAGCTAGGGGTTTAGTAAAACTCTCTAATGATGACCTAAATGAGTTGATTGAAAAGTTTAAAGTATAACCTGCGCTTGTAGGTTAGTTTCTCTATATGTTTGTTTGAAAAAGGGTTGGTTTAATTACTGACCCTTTTTTATTAAAATATTTTTTGTAGCTTTGGCATATGACATATAAAGATGACTTATTACGGTTAAGAGAGCAAGAAGCCGTAGCCCTTCGAAAAAAAGTAGAGGAGTTAGAAGCTAAAATAGAGATACTCACACAACAAATAATGACAAATGATATATACTAGTAAAGTAAATACAGTAGTAAAAGGCGAAAGTTTTAAACTACCTGACGGAGTTACTATGAATAAATACACAGTAACATTTGCTAATGGACACAACCCTAATGTTTATTCTCCTAAAGAATTGACATTTAGTGAAGGAGATGAAGTTGAGTATGATTTAGACCAAAATAAAAACAAGGCTAAAATACTTGGTAAGAAAAGCAGCGTACCAACTGCTCCTAAAGGAAACTATTCTAACCCTAAAGATGATGTACAGCGATACATTATAAGACAAAGCAGTTTAAATAGAGCAACTGACTTGTATGCAGGGAAAGAAATAAACACAACAGAAATAATTAATTTAGCACGTACATTTGAGAACTACGTGTTTAACGGATAAAAATAAATATTATGACTAAAACTTGGGTAGACGGATTGAGAATATTCGACAACAAACAGGAATGGATAGTTTGCGACATTAAAATAAATGCAGACGAGATGATAAATTGGATTAACCAAAATAGAGCAAACGTCAATGAACGTGGTTCTATTCCAATTACGATAGCTAAAAGTGAGAAAGGATTGTACTCAATGCTTAACACTTATGAAGTACAGAAGTCAAAGGAAGTAACAACAGCACAACACTCTCCTGACCGAGAAGCAGACTTGCCTTTCTAATGCTTATACAGCTAGATAAACAATTAAAGAAGTTGGATGAATATCGAGCAGGGACTTTAAAAACAGGTCTTAAACTCGGTATTCCTCGACTTGATAACCATATGCGTTTTAAATATTCTAGTCTAAATATTGTACTAGGACACGCAAACGTTGGAAAAACATCAGTACTACTTTACTTGATGACACTATATTCAATTAAACACGATATAAAGTGGTTAGTGTTTAGTAGCGAAAACGAATGTTATACTCTTTATCGTAAGATATTAGAGTTTTTAGAAGGTCAAGTTTTTAATAAGATAGAAGAAAGCGTTTACAAGGAACGTATAAAGTGGATTGACGAGCATTTTAAGTTTGTAGATGCTTCTAAAATATACACTTACAAATCACTACTAGATTTAGCACAGCACGTTAAAAAGGCTTGGGATTATCAAGGGTTTATTATTGACCCTTGGAATAGTTTAGCAAAAGATAAAGAGAAACTAAAAGGCTCATCTTCATATGAATATAATTATGAAGCATTATCAGACGTTAGGATTTTTTGCAAAGACAATGAAATTTCAACCTATATATGCGCTCACGCTGCAACAGAAGCATTAAGACAGAAACACCCTAAAGGACATTACTATGAAGGGCATCCTATTCCACCTAGTGCGGCATCAATAGAATTTGGCGGTATGTTCGTGAACCGTTGTGATAATTTTTTTACGGTACACAGGTACTTGTACAGTCCTAGCGATTGGATGTACTCACACATTCACGTTAAAAAATGCAAGGATATTGACACTGGAGGAAAGTGTACAGCACTTGAAGACCCAATAAGATTAGAAAGCGTAAAGAATAACGTAGGCTTTAACATAGAGGGTAAGAACCCTATACAATATCCAAAACGTGAGCAAATAGAATTACTGTGAATTTTGACAATACATACAGACCTTTGCCTAAAAGCCTTACTATTAAAAAGTCAGGTGTGGATGGTTTAGGTTTGTTTGCTATTGATGATATAAAGATAAGCACAGAACTAGGCATCACGCACATAGACCTTTGGCTTACTTGGATAAGAACACCGCTAGGAGGTTTTATAAACCATTCTACACATCCAAATTGTTACATAAAAGAAATTGTAAAACAAGACAAAAAGTGTAGAGTGCTATATACTTTGCGAGATATAAATAAAGACGAAGAACTTACAGTATATTACAAGATAAAAGAGTATATTAACTAATAAACAACCACATTGATAACCGACATACTAACAAGCAAACACAATAAATGGATAAGCTACTGTCGTAGTTGGGGGTGCAATCCTGACACTAGCGAGGACTTGGTACAAGAGATGTATCTTAAACTATTAGTACTTATACAAAACGGAATAGATATCTCGTATAAAGACGATATAAACGACTATTATATTTATAAGGTGCTTCGTAGTATGTTTTTAGATTTATGTCGTAAGGAGCAGCGTACACAAGTTGTAGACCTAACAGACGACTACATAAAATACTTAATAGAAGAAAAGACAAAGGTAGAGTTAGAAGATGAAAAGATATTTGAAGAAGCCTTTGACAAAGTAAACCAAGCACTAAACGAGATGCATTGGTACGACAAAAAGGTATTTGAACTTGTACAGGACACTAACAACATATCTGCATTATCTAGGGAAACCAACATAGAGTACAGAAGCCTTTACAATACCTATCAGAAAGTTAAACGCAAAATAAAAGATAAGCTATGAGATTAGGAGATTTAGTATATTACATTACAAAGTACACAGGGATAAGATATGTTTACAAAAAGATATATCCTGACTGTGGGTGTGATGAACGTAGAAAGAAGTGGAACGATATAGAATTATAATATGCCAAAAGGAAGAATGACAAAAGAGCAAAGGCAGAAATGGAAGCCTTATTCTAAAATTTTAGAAGGTAATATAACTAAAGAACATTACAAAACTATTTGTGAACTGCACGCTGATTTATATGCACACCCTTATGAAGAACCTTGTTCTTGCAGCCCAACAAAAATTAAGAGTTGGATAGTACAAATTGACGAGGTATATGAAGCTAGAGACAATACATAATTTTGAAAAAGCCCTAGTTACTGCTCTTAATCTAGATGGATGGAGATTAGTACATACAGGCGATACTATGCTACCATACGATGCACAGGGTATTACTCCTAAAGAATTAAAGTGTGTTATCGAAATGAAGTTTAGAGATAAGTACTATGAAACCAAAATACTAGAGGTTGGTAAGTATAACAATCTTATGAAGATGGATAGCGACATACAGAAGTTTTACTTTGTAAATGACCCTAAAGGAAACTATATGTTTTGGCTAAATGACCTAAAGGATTTAAAGCCTGAAGAACTGTATTGTCCTAAAACTACAATGTGGAACACCAACAAACAAAATAAAAGTGTATATTTGTTACAAGAGAAACAAGCTATAATAACAAACATATATGATAAAAACGACATATCCTGAATATATAAATGAAGTAGCAGAGCATCTTGGTAGATTAAGAAACGAAAGTAATTCTAAATTAAAAGAAAACAATCCAAGATATAAGCGAGGAGATTTAGATTTATATGTTGATGTTTTAGGAATTAAAGGGGAACTTATAGTGTCAAATTATTTACATAATAAAAACATAAACCATAAGCTGAATACTTTATTAGATGATAAACCTGTTTGCGATTGGGATATTAAAATAGAAAATAAAACTTATGACGTAAAAAGTTTAGGTTATAAAAGGCAAAATTTATTAGTTAATGAAGAAGCGCATAGAAAAAAGAAAATGGATTACTATGCTTTTGTTATGCCTTTTGATAAAAATAAAGCATATATTTGGAAGTATAGTTATAAACAAGTTTGTGATTGGGAAGTAAAGTTTTTTGGTTACACTAATGCCTATTGTAAAAAAGTAAGTTATGAATAATAAAGATTTTATTGCTATGAGTTGGGAAGAACGCATAGACTATTTTAGAGGTGTGGGGTTAAGAACTACATTTAATATTGCTATGGATGATGACCATCCTTTATGCATAGATGCAAACGATTACCTAGACGAAAAGAATGAATAAGAAACGAGCAAGTCAATCAGCAAGAATACAAGAACTAGAACAGCACGTAGTAAAGCTGTATATGATACTAGAACAAGTAGTACAACAGCTAAAAGAGAAAGATGAACAGGGAACTACTAAAACTTAAATTTCAAGGCGATTTTACAGCAGCTTCACACATTATACAGAAGTGGTTAGAAAAAAGCCCTGACAATAAAGAACTGAAGCACGTAACGGAATATTTAACAAACTCCTATATTTATGCCACAGCTTGTGAGATGCAAATAAAAGAAGCCAACGCAATCATAAACAGATTAAGAGAGAAGCGAGATAAGTATAAAGACCTTGCAGACGATTATAAAGAACTATACGAGAAACTACAAGAGAAAACATTATAACAAACAGAGAAACTATGATAACATTACTAAACGGAGAGAAGTGGGATAGGAAAGAGTTACTTGCTAAAATGGATGATGATAGCTTTTACTATGGTCATTTAGGTAAACACGCATTAAGTAGCAGTAGTATTAAATTGTTACAGACAAGCCCAAAGAAATATCATTACATTACAAAGTACAGCAAGAATGAAACATCTCCTGCTTTACGTGCAGGGCATCTATTCCACACAGCTATACTAGAGCCTGAAAAATACAGCGAGATAAAATTTATAGACGTACAAAGTAGAAACGCTAAAAAGTTTAAGGAAGCAGTAGAGGAGTATGGCGAATGCTTTACAGCAAAAGAGCGTAGCGAAAACGAAAGGTTAATAGATGCTTTCTTTAAAAACGAACAAGCCTTACAACTTATTACGGATTGCCAAACAGAAGCACCTGCTATTGGTAATATAGATATGATGCCATTTAGAGGCAAAGCAGATGTATTAGGTAAGCAAGGTATAGTAGACTTAAAAACTACAACCGACATACGAGCATTCCCCTATTCAGCTAAAAAATACGGTTATGATATTCAAGTTTATATATACTGCCAATTATTTAACATACCTTACACAGAGTTTACGTTTATAGCTTTAGACAAAGGCACGTTAGACATAGCGATATACGATGTATCAGAGGACTTCTATTTAGAGGGAGAACGCAAGACACTTGAAGCAATAGACAGATACAGAATGTTCTTTATAGAAGATGCAGACCTAAACAGTTACACATTAAGAGGTACGCTATGATGAATATACATATATACACAAGAGACGAAAAAGCTAAAATAAAAATTAACAATACAGATTGGGTTTTTAAAAGCGAAAGAGGGAAAAAACTTGAGCAATCTGTTATTGAATTTAATAAAACATTTAAAGAGTATGCTCATTATTATTTAGGTACAGATTTAAATAATAAATACACTCAATCAAGTATTGATGAATTAGAGTGTACATTGCTTATTGACCATACTTTAACTAAAAAAGATTTCGAAGATAATATAGGATGGTATGTGGAAAAAAACATTGAGGAGTGTTATTTTTATCAAGATGAGTATAGGAATGTAATTTTAGACCACATTCATTCTAGTGATGATTTCAAAACGAAAAGATTTTGGGCTGAACATTATAACAATCTTCGTTTAGGTTCTTTGGATAGTTTTTTAAGAGATTTTTACTTTTATAGTAAAGTTAAAAAAAAGTTATACTCTCAAAACTATGTAGATTTAGTTAAATATGATGAATATATTATATATCAAGAAGAAACTGTAAAGAGGTTAATAACTAAAAAACCGAAAGTTAAAAAGGTTAAAAAAAATAATACTAAAAATAAAAAAACTTATATTCTTAAAGACAATAACACAGGTTACTATAAGATAGGCAAATCAGCAGACCCTCTAAATAGGGAAAAAACATTGCAGTCGGAAAAACCAACATATCAAATGATTAAAATTTTTAATAAAGATGTAGAATATGAATTGCATAAAAAATATAATAATCAAAGGCAAAGAGGGGAGTGGTTTGATTTAAATAAAACACAAGTTAAATACATATGCACACACTATTAGTATGAAACGATTTATAAGCGATATGGAAACCATACAACTAGCCATCAAGCTAGGAGATTATGAAGATGCATTAGAAATGCTACAAGAGGTTAAAGAAGAAATGATTATATTAGATGCTTTAAACTATGATACGTAAGACCACACTAATAAAAAGTTATGCCTACTTTAAGGGCGAACTACAAAGAGCATACGAAAACACAAATGAGAAACTAATAAACTATTATACAGATGAAATACAAAAACTTCTTACTAAATACTACACAAAGAAACAGGGAGAACATACAACACCTAAAAACTTTGATTGAGAAGCAAACAGGAAAAGACATAACAATAAACACTAGACACAGAGAAATAGTATTTGCTAGAAAGATATACTACAAGATACTAACCCTAACTACTAAAATGAGTTACAAGGCTATGGGGGGTACACTAGGGCAGACACACGCAACTGTGATACATTCCCTAAACAACTTTGATTGGGATTACGACCATAACCCTGCATTTAAAGAAGCATACGATAGAGTGTATAACTTGTACACTAAAAAGGGTACTGTTGCTACTGTTGAAACAATGGTGTACGAAAACAGAGTATTAGAAGGAAAGATAGTTGAACTAAAAGGTCAGATAGACGAACTAAGAAACGAGTTAAAAGAAACACGTAGAAACAATATAAGACCTAGAAACCAACAAGCAACTATATACAATGCTTCTGAAACAGTAATACCGTGAAAAAAGCTATATACATAATAGTAATTATATGGGCTACCTTTCTAACAATAGGAGCAATAGGTGGATTAATTAAAACAATAACAAACTTATGAAAATAAACCACACAAAAATATTAGCTTGGATAGTAATAGGAATAATGACAATATCTATTTGGAATAGCATATATAATTTAGTGTTTTAAAAAAGTAAACTAATTACGTTATACTAATATGTATAATACTGAAGAAATAAGACTTGAAGCACTTAAAGCAATAGAAGATAACAACCTATTGTTTATAGGGGATATACCTGCTTATGTAGGCTTCTCCAAGCGTACTATCTATGACCATAAGCTGCACGAATGTAACGACATAAAAAGCGCATTGAATAAAAACCGTTCTGATATGAAAGTTAAGATGCGTAAGAAGTGGTACGAAAGCGATAACGCAACATTACAAATAGGACTAATGAAGCTGATTAGTGATGACGACGAAGCGCACAGATTGAATGGTACAAAGCGAGAGATAAAGCACGACACAAAACAAAAGAGTTTTAAGGTAGAAGTGATTGACCACAATACAAGTAAATAAAGTATATAACCATCTAACCAACTCTAATAGGAAGATAACATTAGAAGTTGGTGGAACAAGAAGCGGTAAGACATACAATGTCCTCCTGTGGATAATACTACACTACTGTCAACACAACGATAACAAGATTATAACTATATGCCGTAAGACATTCCCTGCATTAAGGGGTACTGTGATGCGAGATTTCCTAGAGATACTTAAAGGTATGGACTTATACGATGAGCAGCACCACAACAAAAGTAATCACGAGTATAAGCTAGATAGCAACCTTATAGAGTTTATATCATTAGACCAACCACAAAAGGTTAGAGGGCGCAAAAGGGATTTACTTTTTTGCAATGAGATGAATGAACTTGATAGAGAAGCATTCCAACAGTTAGCATTTAGAACAACAGAAAAGATTATAGGAGACTTAAACCCATCAGACGAATACCATTGGATATGGGAAAGACTAGAGCCAAGAGATGACGTAGAAATATATAGCACTACTTACCTAGACAATCCTTTTATAGACGATAGCATAAGAAGCGAGATAGAACTACTAAAAGACACAGACGAAAACTATTGGAGAATATATGGACTTGGACAAAGAGCAATTAGCAAAGCAACTATATTCAAATACACAGAGATTGACAGCATACCTGATGATGCACAGCTTGTGGCTTATGGGATGGACTTTGGATTTAACGACCCTACTACACTTGTTGCGACATACAAGAAAGACCACAACCTATACTTTAAAGAAATGCTATACAGGTCAAAGATGACCACAGAGGACATACACCAATATCTAAAAGGAGTAGAGGTATTAGGTATGACTTATGCAGATAGTGCAAGACCTGAAATAATAGAACAGTTGCGTAGATACGGACACAAGGTAATGAAGTCTTATAAGGGTGCTAATTCTGTACTAGCAGGAATAGACTTACTTAAAAGATACAAACTACACGTAACAAAGGATAGCGAGAATATGATTAAAGAGTTTAGAAACTACAAGTGGAAAGAAGATAGAGCAGGTAGGATGACAAATATTCCACAGGATGATTTCAACCACACGATTGATGCTGCCAGATATTCTTGTTACTCTATACTTAGCAGACCTAACTTCGGTAAGTACTACATTCATTAAGAAAAGTTATTTACAATTTGGTTAATAACTAAATAGTTTATATATTAGCATCATAATTAAAAACAAACATATGAAACGTAAGATAGAAAACTTTATATTTGACACAATTATATACGTAGCTGCTTTTGGATTAGTATGCACGTTTTGCCAACTATGCGCACACGCTGATAAATGGATGGGACTATGATAGTAGAAATAGGAAACAAACACTTTAGAGATACAGGAGAAACTATGCAAGAGGTATATTGGAATGAAACCTTTGAGGAGTGGACACCTGTGCTGTGGGAGCAAAAGATGGAGATATGAAAAAGACCAAGAAACAAATAGACGAGAATGTTAGGTTTATACCTTTAGCTGAATGGCAAGAAACGTATCAATACCACAGAACAAACAAGCGCAGCAGACAGGTAGATGAAAACGGTAAGAGATGAAACTACATAAACTACACACAGGAGTTATAATAACCCACATACACACAGACATAGGGATAAGCGTAAAAGCTAGACATCCTAAAGACAAGGATTATAAAGTGTGGGAATTACTACACAGAACACAAGAATTTTACAGAGGGCTTTTATAGCCCTTTTTTTATTTCCTAAAAACCTGCTTTATATACGTTATATTTATATGAAGTATGAATTAAACGTACCCACAAGCCTTAACGAGATTACTCTTGGTCAATACCAACAGTATCTAAAACTACCTGAAGGCTTAACTGAAAACCAAGTAGCCCTTAAAATGGTGGGCATCTTTTGTCAAGTGCCTGACACAGTTGTAAGAAACATCAAAGCTGCTGACATACAAAAAATAGTAGAAACCCTTACAAAGATGTTTGATGAAACTCCTGCACTAACAAGGGAGTTTAAACTTGATGGTAAAAAATATGGATTTATACCTAACCTAGATAATATGTCTTTTGGAGAGTACATAGACATTGACACATACTTGGGGGATTGGGATAACATAGAGAGGGCTATGGCAGTTCTTTACAGACCCATACAGGGCAAATACGATAAACTGTATAACATAGAGCCATACGAAGCTAAAGATGCTTTACATTACAAGCATATGCCATTAGGAGTTGTATTAGGTTCTATTGTTTTTTTTTACAATTTAGGGAGCGAATTGTGTCAGGTTATGATGGACTATTCACTCAAGGAGGGAATGACTTATCAACAGAAGCAAACTTTGGAGCAAAGTGGGGTTGGTATCAATCAATATACGGATTGGCTCAAGGAAACATTACAAGATTTGAAAATATCACTAAACTAAATATGCACGAGTGTTTATACGCATTAGAGTTTATGAAAGAGAAGAACGAATTAGAAGCAAAAAGAATTAAACGAAATGGCTAACATAGCACCAAGAGGGTTTTACCTTGTACTAGATAAGATTAAAAACGAGTTACTAGCTAACAGTAGTGTTAATACAGTAACAACAGGAGATTTGTCCGAGATAGATTTATCCAAGCAAACAATGTTTCCGCTAACACACGTAATAGTAAACAGCGTAACTATGCAGGAGCAGACACTTACTTTTCAAATATCTGTATTATCAATGGATATTGTAGACACATCAAAGTCAAGTACAACAGATGTGTTTATAGGAAACAATAACGAGCAAGACATACTAAACACTCAACTAGCTGTAATAAACAAACTGACAGGGGTTTTAAGACAAGGCACACTATACAGGGATATGTTTCAATTAACAGGTGACCCTACTTGTGAACCTTTCTATGATAGGTTTGAGAACGAACTAGCAGGATGGAGTTGTAACATTAGCATACAAATACCTAACGACCAAAACTTGTGTTAGACAATACAGAGGACATACTAGAAAAATTTGCCAAGAGGGTTATACAGCAATCTAGGACACGACTTACAAAGGGTAAGATGAATGTCAATAAGTCCTTGTACAATAGCCTTAAATACAAGTTAGACACAACTCCTAGTTCTTTTGTGATACACTTCCTAAT